AAATTAAAATATCTTCACAGAGTAGGATGCTATGCGTCGCAACCCATAGACCACTGAAACCCCCTCCGTCACAGAAGATGAAGACCTGGAAGTTTGCCGCCAAATTTGTATGGAAAAATAATTTTGTAAAAGATAAGGCAGAACTTGGGTCTTGGACGAGGGATCAACTTTTGGAACTTGGACCGACTTTTGTGAAATTGGGTCAAATCGCATCTACGAGAGCCGATCTGTACCCTCCCGAATTCACAAAACAGTTGGAGTCTTTACAAGACAATGTTCCTCCAGTGGCATATGATGTTGTACAAGATGTTGTAAATTTAGAATACTTTGACGAGTTTGAACCAATACCATTCAAATCTGCGAGTATTGGACAGGTACATCGCGCAAAACTGAAAAACGGGAAAGATGTCATCGTCAAAGTCAAACGACCTAATATATACGAGACTATGAAGGTGGATACAGATAATGTCCGTGAGATTGTGCGTTTTTTGGAAAAAGTTGGGGTTGACACTGGGAATAGCTCAGAGTTTGTGCTCAATGAATCCATCGAGTACCTTTTGGGTGAATCAGATTATCAACAAGAAATTGAGAACGCCGTGCGTTTTCGAAAGAATATGAAAGATGTAAAGTGGATAAAGGTACCAAAAGTCTATAAGGATTTTTGTACGGATGACACCATCGTCATGGAATATGTTGAATCTGAAAAACTCACGGAACTCACAGATCCAAATGTAAATAGAAAGAAGATCTGTGAAGCTCTCATCAATTCCTATGTGATCCAAACGATGGACAAAGGCTTTTTTCACGCAGATCCCCACCCCGGTAATTTAGGGTTTTCATCTAAGGGCAAGTTAGTCTTCTACGACTTTGGTCTCATTGTAGACCTTTCCGAAGAACTTCGCGATGGGTTCAAACAACTCTTCGGATGTATAATAGACAAGGACACGAAGGGAATTGTTCAAATTCTTGTGAACCTCGGTGTCATAATACCTATGAGTTCAGATCTTTCAGATATTGAACTCTTTTTTGAAACAGTTTTGGGTTATCTTGAAACCCTCGATGGTTCAAATATAATAAACGACGATATAGCGGCACAACTTGCGGCTGAAAAGCCATTCATGGTACCGACGAGTTTTGTGTATTTAGCAAAATCCTTCTCGCTCATAGAGGGTATATGTATCCAGTTAGATCCAGAGTTCAACTACTTCACCTACCTAGAACCCATGATCAAACAACAATTTGTGGAATCAGTTGACATACAAGATGCTATCATGAAGACGGCAGAAATGCCCGCGAAGATACGAAATATAAGTACGGCTGTTTTGGGTTTGGAGAAATCCAAAGCGGCCATGAAAAGGTCTATGTCTAAAACAAGACAAGATATACGCATGGTTCAGTATAGTATAGTGAGCGCGCTCATGGCGCATCAGTTTGACGATACACCATTAGCGATGGCGTTTGTTCTGTGTACTTTGTGGTTTGCGTTTAGTTCTCGTAAAAATCGATAGNGACTTCTTCCTTTTTCTGAGAANCCTTGAAGAATTCCTGGTGTTCTTTGAAGATTTCCTTGACACGCCGTTGTTCATCGCGGCTAATATCCGACAACTTCTCTCGGATCTTACCCACGTCTGTGTCATTTTGTTTCTTCATCTTCTTACCAAACTTCTTGAAACGGTTAGTCTTCGCCATGAAAGTTGTAGATGTTGTGAGAGAGAACATTTATTATCTACTATCTTTTTATTTTTAAGCGCTTCAACTTTTCTTCAAACTCACGCCTCTCCCCCGGTGAATCTATCTCTTTTCCTGTGGCGAGGGCTTCAATTTCCGGTCCCGTGAGGTGCATAGCGTTGACCCTAAAGTCCCTAAAGGCTTCCATTGTCACTGGAACCAGGGGTTGCACAAGGTCATAGATGGCATTCGCATAGTCGCGAATCTCCTTCTGAGCNTGNGCATCCATACGAAGATGGAGGTAGTGCATCAAGTTGTGGAGATTGATCTTCCAATAGAATTCGGTATAGGTACATTGTGGAAGATTACCNCGCGCTTGCTCACGACACACCCCAGTCTCCAAGAGGTTCTCATATAAATCAAAAGAATGTTCTAAGTGCTCATCAATTTGACGAGTCTTTTCTTCATCAATCTCAACGACACCCTCCGACCCCTGGTTATTTACTTTAGACTGACCTCGTAAAACTCCTGGGTTGTAGTACTGTTTCGGTACGACGGAGTAGCGGGCGGACAGCTCATTAACCGAGGCTGTTCTATGTCGGAAGTGTTGCCTGGCGATGTAGAGGGGCATTTTGATGTGAAACTTGAATTCCACCATTTCGAAAGGCGTTGTGTGCCAGTGGCGAAGCAGGTATCGGAGGAGTCCTCGGTCTCCTCGGGAAGTCTTTGTTCCATCCCCATATGAAACTCTTGCTGCTTGGACGATTGAGGTGTCCAAATCTTGTTGCGGCATGTGATCAACCAATCGTACAAAGCCGTGGTCCAAGACATCTTTTTGCATTGTGTTCTAATTCTTAGTTCCCCTCGTTTCCTTAAATGAGTTTAAAAAGGTGGGTGTTAATATTAACATGTATACACCAACAGCCCTATCCCTTTTCTCTGGGTGTGGTGGAGATACACTTGGTATGACAAACGCTGGTATTGATGTAGTGGCATATTCCGAATTGAAAACTAAATTTCAGGAAACACATGAACTAAATTTTAAGAATTCAAAATTGATTGGTGGTGATATAAATAAAATAACAGATGAAGATTTTGAAAATCTAGCTGGTAAAATTGACATTATATTTGGTGGATTTCCATGTCAAAGTTTTTCAAATGCGGGTAAGAAAGATCCGAATGATATGCGAGGTCAATTGTATCTTCAATTTGTAAGAGCGGCTAAAATCATTAAACCGAGGTACATAATTGGTGAAAATGTGAAAGGGTTACTGACGAGAAAGACATCGAACGNTGAAAACTTCATAGATATTATCGTGAAGGCGTTTAATGATGTAGGCTACACATGCCACTACAAAGTTTTGAAGGCTCATGAACACGGAGTTCCACAAAAGAGAGAACGTCTTTTTATTGTCGGATCAAGGGATCCAGATTTTACATTTGACTTTCCAGAACTAAGTAATCAAGATGTAAATCTAAGAAACATTCTCAAGTTTGACATGGAAGGGGCTTTGAAAGTTCCAAAAGAACTCATTGAAGAAGCGGGTGTTGCCGAAGAAAGTATACTACAAGGAGAAGGTGAACCAATTGGTAAAGTTCATCCGTACCTCACTTTACACGAAAAAGTTAGAGGTGTTACTTGGAAAGATAAACGCGTCAGTGAATACCAATTCTCATTTGGTAAGAGAATATCACCTATTCATTGTGAAATTGTAGATATCACAAAGCCAAGTAAAACTATTATATGTACGTATGACCATCAACCGAGATTGTACGTTGCTCTAAAAACGGGTGATGGATATTATCTAAGACCATATACTATAAATGAATTACAACAAATACAGGGGTTTCCGTCGGACTACAAGTTAGCTGGAAATCATAAAGAACAAATTGTTCAGATTGGTAATTCAATCCCACCAAAATTAGTAGAAGACATTGTAAGACGTCTCAAATTTTAATTGACCAATTTGGTCTTGGTCTTGATTTGAGACCGTTTGGGAATGATACAGTTCTTTTGAATAACTGTCCATATTCGTGATATGAAATATGACCTTCATTCACAGCCTTTTCTATCCGTTCCATTGTATCTTCATATAGTATTTTTAGTTGCTCTTTGATGATACAATCACTCGAATTATTTACTCTACCAATCAATTCACTACAATGTTTAATAAAAATCGTTTTGTTTTTTGTGTTGATAAAAATGTAATAGTAGTCATCATCTGGATGAGGAACTGTGTCGTTCAATATGAAAACCCCCTTACTTTTCTTACACTCATAGGTGATTGGGTGTGGAGCGCCCGCAAACATGACATTACGAATATCCTTTGATTGTTGAGATGGTGCAAAAGAACCAATTTTACCACCCATTTTTTGAATCACATTTGATACAATCTTAATGTAGTTCCGTTCGTCATTTTGGGTGTTGGAGTCATTTGAAAAATTGTCCCATGGAAATACAGTTTCTAAATGTTGAATCAATAGCTTATTAATTTCCATGATTCTTTCATTATATATCATGACTTTTGTAACTTAGGTTGATATATCTTTAATCAAGTCATCGATATCACGATAGTACCTTTTGAGATCCTTCATAAACCTCTTGTTATTCTCAAGAACTTCACACTCAGGTTTGTTGAGATAAATCCACGCCAAGTTTGACTTTGAATATTTTGTTCTCTTTTGATTGTCATTGGGTTTGCGAGCCACCAACTTTGTAGACTTCTTGGGTTTCTTGGTAGCAGCCTTGACTTCCACTCGGTTGACAAAACTGAGAGCTTGCATAACGGTATCGGCCAGGTCATCTTTCTTTTTAGATTTGAGGAAGGTATCCAACCAGTGAGCGTTTATGGGACCCGAGCGAATGAACTCTTCACATCTCTCAATGGAGACCTTCTTCCGTTTGTTGTACTGCGCTTTCCCAGGTCCGGCAACATCTGGAATCTTGTGACGCGCATCATAGAGAATTGTTTCGGCTTGTGGACACTTAATGATAAAGTATGCGTGGAGGAAGTGCATTACAGAGATCATCTTCTTGTTGCGATCTGGCTGCTTTTCAATGAGGATTGTTTGGGCGGTGAGGACCCAAGGCCT